CAAGCCGAAGTCATCCCCGAAGAAGATCGCGCAAGTTCACAAGAGAAACCAAGCCATCCGAGCCATGGAGAAGATGGATCTCTCCGGCGTGAAGCATCGTCAACCCAATTCAGTGTTCGCACTGGCCAAATTTCAAGGAGCGCAAGCATGAAAGTCGAATACATCGAGAACTGGGACGGCCGCTGGTACTGGCGTATCACGTCACATGGCATCTATTCGTACAACAGCTATGTCCGCAAGCGAGACGCGGTAAGAGGTCTTGAGCGGTTCTGTGCGGCTATCAGGGGGATGAAATGAACAAGCTCACAACCATTGCTGCACTGCCACAAGCAGGAGGCTGTATGTCATCTCTCCCTCCAGAGGTAACTCGCTGGGAGGATCTGATCTTCCCCACGATCGACTATGAATCGGCTGAGGCTGAGGCCATTGACAAGCTTAATGCCGCTTGGGGTGCTGCTCTCGCAGCCGTGCAGAGGGCATACTGATGATGAGGGATCTCCAACTTACCGATGAGTTGGACTCTCTCCTGTCGGCCTATCACCATTGGGCTAAGGGATACATCCCCGTTCCTGTTTGTGGAGCAGACCCCATGTTCCGCAACGCCAAGTCGGGGAGGGGGTACGACAGCGTTTCTGACGTGATCGAGGACGAGCTGCACGGCTCGACAATGGAATGCATCGACTTCCACATCGGTGAGATCCAGGAGCCGTACCGGGCAGCGCTCTACATCCTGGCTCGGAACTGCTACACCGGGCACAAGGTCTGGCTAAGCCCGAGGTTGCCCAAAGATCCTATTGAGCGTGGGACAATCATCCTGGAAGCGCGGAGCCAGTTGACGCGCAGGCTGATGAACGCGGGGGTGCTGTGACGGGCCCACGACTCTATGCCGAAATCAGGGCTCAAGGCATAGCGATCAGCGGGAAAGACCCGTACAAGGCGTTCCTGAGCCACGCCAGCGGTGCTGCCAATCGAGGGATTGGCTTCAAATTCACCTTTGAGGAGTGGTGGGACATTTGGCAGCCGCACTGGGCAAACCGAGGGAAGGGCGCGCTTCAGTTGTGCATGTGTCGTCGCGCGGACCAAGGGGATTACGAGCCCGGCAACGTCCGCATTGCCACGAACAAGGAGAACTGCCACGAGCGTCTGCTGGAATGGAAGACCAAGAGGATGCAGAAGCCTTATCGGTTTCGAGAGTACAGGACGACATTGAATGCCGAACTGGTCGATTGGGCAGGCGGCCGGAATAGGTCTAAGGGGCCATATACAGAAGAAGAGGAGCACGCTTGACAGAATGAGGTCTGTGTCCGAAAATGCGCCTCGGAGTGCACAGGTGCCTCCAAAATTCACTAAAGAGCCCGCCCTTCGCAAGATCGGCGGGTTTTTCACGTTCGCCGGGCAGATCTTCATCTTTGATGTGCTGTAGCTAAAGGATCTGACCCGGCACCCCTCTTCTTTGTTAGCAGTTGCTAACCCTTCACGCCCGCCAGTCGAGAGATTGAGCGGGCTTCTTTCATTCTCGAATTAGCCGCAAGGCCTCGAAGGACAGTTCCATGGCTCGCCCCTCTTCATTCACCCAGAAGGTAGCAGACGCTATCTGTGAGGGGATTGCGGAAGGGAGGAGCCTGCGTGACATCTGCGATGAGCCTGGTATGCCGAACAAGGCGACCGTCTTTCGCTGGCTGGCAGATGACACCTTCTCGCTTTTCCGCGACCAATACACGCGCGCACGCGAAGCTCAGGCTGACGTGCTGTTCGATGAGATCCTCCAGATTGCTGACGATGGAACGCGGGACACGTACACCGACAAGGACGGCAACGAACGGACGGATCAGGATGTGATCGCTCGAAGCCGGCTAAGGGTGGATGCTCGGAAGTGGATGGCAGGGAAGTTGAGGCCGAAGGTCTACGGGGACAAACTGGAGCTTGGTGGCTCTGTGTCGTTCTCGATCGCAGACCAGATCAAGAAGGCTCATGAAGAACGAAGCTCAGGCTGACGGCTTCTTCATTGCCAAGACGTACTTTGCCGACCCTGTTGGCTACGTTCGCGATGTGTTGCAGGCAGAGCCTGATACGTGGCAGATCGAGGCCCTGAATGCTGTTCGCGACAACAAGCGGGTAGCCGGGGCTTCTGGGCACGGTATCGGCAAGACGGCTTTTGTGGCCTGGATCATTCATTGGTTCATGGCGACGAGGCCAAACCCGCAGGTTGTCGTCACTGCCAACACGAAGAACCAGCTTGACAGCAAGACCTGGCGAGAGCTGGCGAAGTGGAACCAGAAAGCCTTGAACGGCCATTGGTTCGAGGTGAAGGCGACCCGGATGGAGTTGAAGGATTCGCCGGAGACGTGGTTTGCTTCGGCTATCCCATGGACTGAGCACAACTCGGAGTCCTTCGCCGGCACGCACGAAGAGCATGTGCTTGTAGTGTTTGACGAGGCATCGGCGATCGCAGATGTGATCTGGGATGTGGTTGAGGGCGCGATGACCACGCCTGGCGCCCGCTGGGTGGCTCTGGGCAATCCGACCCGCAACACGGGCAGGTTCCGGGAATGCTGGGGCAGGTTCAGGCATCGCTGGCACACCATGCAGGTTGACAGTCGGAAAGCCAAGATGGCTGACCAAACGCAGATCAAGGAGTGGATCGCTGACTACGGCGAAGACTCTGACTTTGTGCGGGTGCGCGTCAAGGGCGAGTTTCCGAAGAGTAGCAGTGCTCAGTTGATCTCTACCGCGCTGGTCGAGGCTGCTGTTGCCTACAAGGCGGTTGGCTTCGAGAAGCTCCCGCTGATCCTTGGGGTTGATGTGGCCCGGTTCGGCGATGACCAAACCGTGATCTGTGCCAGGCGCGGCCGGAAGGTCTACGCGCTGATGAAGCACCGCGAGCTAGACACGATGCAGGTTGCCGGCAAGGTGGCTGCGGCGATCAAGGAACTGAAACCCTCTCTGGTGAACATCGACATAGGCGCGATGGGTGCTGGTGTTGTGGATCGGCTAAGAGAGCAGGGCTTCGAGGTCCGAGGGGTGAACTTCGGCGGCGAGCCTGTGGACAAGGTCAAGTACGCCAACAAGCGGGCCGAGATGTGGGGTGAAACGCTGGAGTGGCTCAAGGAAGGCGGGGAGATACCCGACGACTACGAGTTGCGCCAAGACCTGATCGGTCCTGAGTACAGCTACACGAGTTCCCAGCAACTTCTGCTGGAGAAAAAAGAAAGCATGAAGCGGCGGGGGTTGTCCTCGCCAGATTGCGCGGATGCGTTCGCGCTGACCTTTGCTTCGCCTGTGACTGACACGTTGGCGATGGCGCCCCTCTATCAACCTGAACCTGACCAAGACGGCATTTACTTCTGACCATGGCTGAATCCCTCCAAACCTCTACGTCGCTGGCGTTGCTGCTCGAAGCGCGCCTTGTCGCGTGGGAAAACGCGAGGAAGCCGCAGGAACTGAAGCTGCTTGAGTGCTACCAGGATGTCATGCGGATCGCACGAGACGACGACACCACTGGCACTGGTGCAGCTCGTGCCAAGAAGTCCAAAGGCCTGTTCATCGGATCGACCCGGAACAAGGTCCGTGCTGCTCGGGCGAAGATCACTGACGCGCTGTTCGGCAATGGTCAGATGCCGTTCGACACGACTCCTACGGACGAGAGCTTGGCGCCGTTTGCTGACCTGATGGAAGACATAATCACGGACCAGATGGAGCGCGGCAAGTTCAAGGCGCTCCTCAAGACTGGCGTGAACACGCTCGGCACCTATGGGACGGGGTTCATCTTCGGCCCGTTCGTCAAGAAAGAGACGCTGACCGAGACGAAAGCGGTTGACGGTGCCATCACGGAAGAGAAGTACGAGTTCGACCTGCCCTATTTCGAGCTTGGCAACACGCTGGATGTCTATCCGGACCCTGAAGCGCGCGAGGTCGAGTCGGGTCTAGGCGTGTTCTGGGTCACGATGGAGAGCCCGACGACTGTTGCTGCCTGGAAGAACGACAAGGCATACAAGAACGTCGAGATGGCTCTGATTGGGCCTGGTGATCGTGGGAACGAGACCGGTTCTGAGATGGCTGCCCAGCTTCGCGGGAATGTCCAGTACTGGTTCAAGAACGACCGGATCAAGGTTGCTCGCTTCTTCGGCAAGGTTCCGGCGTCTGCGCTGACCGATGGCGACTCTCAGGCTCCGACTGATGACAGTGTTGCCGAGCGCCAAGAGGGTGACATGGTGGATGCCATCGTCATCATGGCCGGTGGTGTGGTTGTGAAGGTGGTCGAGAACCCCTACAGCGGCAAATCCCCGGTGCATCGCGGTCTGTATGAGGCTGTGGAGCATGAGATGTGGGGCGTTGGGGTGGCTGAGAACAATGCACCTCACCAGAAGGTCACGAACGCTGCCTTCCGCCTGTTCATGGAAGGCAAGGGAATGGCCCTGCTTGGGACGACTGCGATCGATCGGTCCAAGTTCATGCCGACCGAGAATTTCCGCAAGTTCCCGGGCAAGGTGTACGACTTCAAACCAGGCCTGTCACCTGAAGAGAAGAAGGCATCCATCCAGCAGTTTGTCGAGCCCGACATCACTGGCGGGTGGATTGACGTCATTCGCATGTCCGAGCAATTCTCGGACGACGACACGGGCATCACGAAGTACACGCAGGGCGATGACTCGTCGAACCTAAACAAAACGGCTACTGGTATCTCGATGATCATGTCGGCAAGCTCCCTGCCGATGAAAGAGGTGATCCAGAACATCGACGAGATGTGGATCGAGCCGATTGTGGAGTGCTACATCGATTGGAACCTCAAGTACCTGTCTCCTGAGACGGTGCAGAAGATCCACGGCGACGAGGCTGCCCAGTTGTGGGCGCAGATCAAGCAGTTCGGCAAGTCGTCCTTCATGAGCTGGAAGGCCACGGGTACGAGTTCCTTCATGCAGAAGGAAGTTCTCACCAACAAGATCCGCGCGTTCTCTGAGTTCGCCCTTGGGAATCCAATGACCGCGGCCAAGATCGACGTTACGGAGCTTCTCCAGCAGACCTGGGACGTGATGGAGATTGGCAAGGAATCGCCCATCCTGAAGGCTGAGGACGGGCAGGAAGACCTGCCGGAGCCTGTGAAGCAGCGAATGATGCAGGTTGCCGAGCAGATGGAGCAGATGGGTCAGCAACTGGAGCAAACCCAGCAGGCTTTGCAAGAGGCTGAGGCCAAGGCGCAGGACGAAGAGCAAAAGCGAATCAAGGCCGAGATCGACGCCAAGGAAGCCAAGGCAATGCTCAACGTCGAGCAGGCAATGGCGCAGGCTCGTGAGGACTTCAGGAACGAGCAGCAGGCCACGGAACCGAAAGAGCCAGCCGCGGCTCCTGCGCCTCAACAGCCGATGGTCCTGCCTGATGTGAATGGCGCGATGGCTGGTGCTCTGGCTCCGCTTGCCGAGGTGATGCAGGCCACGCAGCAGAGCACGGAGCTTGCACTGTCCACGCTCGCTGAGCAGCAGGCCAATCTGGGCGCTGTCGTGCAGCAGTCGAACGCTCAGACGGCGGAGATCCTGGCCGCAGTGCTGGCGAAGATGTCCGAGCCCAAGACGACCACCATGCAGATCAAGAGCCCTTCCGGGGGCGTCTACACAGCAACAAAGACCGAGGCTTAAATGAGCAAAACCAACACTTGGGAGAATGATCTTCTCCTGCTGATGTTCAACAACACGAACAGCAGCCTGCACGGCGATGCGACCGGCCTCCGCGGCAGTTCCACGGCTGGCAGCTACTACTTCTCGCTGCACACTGCCGACCCTGGCGAAGCTGGCGACCAGACCACCAGCGAGATCGCCTATACGAGCTATGCCCGGGTGGCTGTGGCTCGAAGCGGGGCAGGGTTCACAGTGACGAAC